GCATCATTGATTATCAGGCGCTCGTCAATGCCGCCCCACTGTCCTACTGTGCGCTGTGTCTTACCAACAGCAGCACGAAGGAACGGTAACTTCACAGGATTTTGGCAGGTGGTTCCTGCGGTATTCAGCAGCGTAGCTGTCCCATGCCGCCTGATGCATGGTGCTGTCTACGTTATATCTGTCGATTTCCATATTCGCGTAGTCCATCTGAGCCAGAAGATATGTGACATAGACATCCTTGTGGGAATCATCAACCAGGAGTTCCGTCTCGTCATTCGCGTCATAGACATAGAGTCCTGGATAATCAACTGCATCTTCTGCGCGGTTGATGACTTGCTCCCAGACCTGCCTTTCGATTTCATTCACCCAGCCGGTCATCACGTCTTTGTCATACGCGTTTGGACGGATGGAATCGACATGGGCGATAAGTTCTGCCAGTTTCATACGACCTCCTTAGATCATATTGACCTGCACGTTTTCGGGATACTGCTCCGCGATCTGCTGATATGCATCAATGATGCAGTCTACTGCGGCATCTACGGCGGCGTTTCCGCTGCTGTCGATGTAGATATGCCACGGGTTTGAGTCATCACCGTCAACGGATACCATGTTACGCATTGACGGCATGGCATCTCTCCATGCCTCCGCCATGCTTGCCAGCAGGTGAGTCACTGTGCTTACTGCGGCGCAGACAATGTCCTGGCCTGGCTCCGCGTATCTTGCATGTCCTCCCACGATGATCTGCGTCATCATATCGTCTCTGTGGATTGTAATCTTGATCATCTTACTGCTGACGCCTCCCTTGCTTTTTCTGCTGCCTGCTCTGCCCTGGAACCCTTCTGTTCTTCAGGTGCAGAGACCTGAGGAGTCTCGACAGGCATACCCTGCTGCTGTTGCAGTGCCGCAAGCGGTCTCGTCTCTCCCGTAGTCTCAGCAAGGACCTGGGCAAGCTGGTTTGCCGTCTGCGTCATCTGCTGAAGCTGTTCAAACAGAGTGCCGTTGTTTCTGATGGTGTCCTTGACCTTCTCTTTTCCTTCAAAGTCCATCATGTCGATGGTCGCCATCGCCTGATCCGTCATTTGCGGATTGAACATGCCAAGCTGGTAGAACTGAAGGGCAAGTTCGTTCTGGCTCATCCTGCTGTAAGGATTGCTCCGCTGCGCTTTGACCTTAATGTCGAACACCGGCTCCTTTGTCACATAGGATACGCCATACTCGGTATATTCCTGCGCCCTCATTCCCGCATTGTCAAAATCCATGAACTTAGGAGCGCCATTGTCTCCTATGATTCTGAATGTCCTCGGTTCATCATAGAACTGACGGATAAGCTCGATCACAAGGTTACATATCTTGGTATATGCTCGGTATGCACCCTTGATCATGTCCCTCGATCCTTTCGAACCCGCCTCAATCAAGGCCGAGATTGCGGACGCTGCGGTCACACCGGCGGTAGTCGAACCCTGCGAAAAATCTCTGTTCCCGGAGGTCTCCTTCAGTTCGTCGATCTTTGCCTGGAGGACTGCCAGTGCATTCCCTGACAGTTCCTTAGTCTCAATCGGTCTGATGTTATCGTCAGAGAGGTTCATGCCTGACACGGAGACAAGCTGCTTATTGGTATCCAGGAACTCCTTTGCATTAATACTTGCCGAGTCCTTCATGAAGTATCGAGGCTTTGCTGCCCACATCGCGTTGTCAAAGATCGCACCATCAAGACGGTCGATGAATTCCTGTGGAGAGCGCATGACATCGATATATCCAAAGCCTGCCGGTGTCCCCTTCTCTTCAAAGAGAATATCGACAACAAATGGATATTCACCATGAGCATAGAATCCGGTCTCGGCATATTTTGGATCGTCCTCAGATGCATAGAGGATGACATCATCCACATACTGGACATAATGCAGGACGTCCCCGTTCCCGTGGTTGACTTTGTAATACCAGTCCACAACGATGCTCTTGTGGGAGGTATCAACATGATCATCGAAATGGTACTGTTTCTGCGTCAGTCCGCTTTCTCTAAGTTTTCCACGAAGTTCCGGATGTTCCGCCTCAAGCTGGTCGTTGTCTCTCAGAGTCTGAAGGAAAATGTCCTTTGAATCCTGGATGTCCTGCACTCCGGGTTCCCAGAAGAAGTTAAGAACATCAATCGGTCTGATGTCGATATCTCCGAGTCCCTTTTCCAGCGTCGGATTGTAAAAGACCCCATAAATACCGCACCCGTTCTTCAGCTTGTCCCACCAGACTGAATTGTAAGTAGCCTCAAAGTCGCAGTTCTCCATGATGACCGGAAGGATGCTTGAGAGCTGGCTTGCAGCCTCTTCGTCGTCTCTTGCTCTAGGGAGGACTGCCGGCTCCGGGAAGTTGTCCATTGCGTCAGCATGCTTATTCATTATCGAGTTGAAGAGCCATGCCGAGACCGGCTTGGAGTTGTAGTTCTGCTCCTTGTTATCGACGACCGGGAGTTTGTGGCGGAAGTTCCTCCAGTGTCTCAACTTCCACCAGTCCTCGTTCTCGATCACTCTGGCATCGTAGTTGGCCTTGCCCTCTTTGTATCTTTCCAGCCGCCCCTGGGCAGCCTTGAGTTCCGCTTCTCCGATGTGTCTCCCGGAACTGACGGGCAGAGTCCCGGCATTCACATTGGTAACAGGCAGCGTATCTGTTGTAACAATGTCTGGCATAATACCTCCTTACATGTATTTGTGGGCATCTGCCCAGAGATTCAATGGGTCCTCTGCCGGTGGAGTTACTGTCTCCACAGGTTTCGGATTCAGAGGATTCTCCATGCAGATATACCTGATCGCATCATAGAGATGGTCCTCCATCGTAGTGTCTACGTCTTCTGGTTTCTTTTCGTCATAGATAAGGACCGGCAGCGTCCTGATCACATTTGTGCAGGATTTAAAAACGTAGAGCATCGGTATGCCCATCGAATCAAAAGCGAATCTATAGTGTAACTGCATCAGGCCGGCAAGCCGAGTATGGTCGCCCTTGGAAAAGTACACGCCTTCCCTCATCATCATGTCTGAGATGGACTCTCCGGTCGTGTTCTGCCATATTGCAGGATCAGCAATGCCCCTGATGGTCTTTCCCTTGAGGTACGGGTCCGTGTTCTCAATCTCTCTTATCTTCCTGGCGATTTCTCGCGGTTCCATCTGGATACCGGTATCCGGTTGTCTCGTGCATCCGTAATACTCCTTGAAGAGGAACATCCTCCCGTAGTAATCGATCGCGATCCATACCACCGCGAAAGGCTTGGAGTAGCCGAAGTCAAATCCACGGAAGATCTTGCAGGAGTCATCCAGATGGAAGTCATCAATGACATGCGTCCATCGCCGGTCCTGGTAATGTTGCGGATCATTCCTCCATTCGGCAAAGACCTGACCAACGAATGCATTCCAGTCTCCCTCCAGCCACGCTTTCCGTAATGCCTCCGGAAGAGACTCAAGTTCATGGACGTACTCAGGATATGCGGTCATCATTGCGGTATTGTCATAAACCCTTGACTGGATAAAGCTATAGTCTTCCGGTCTTTCTCCACCCACATAGTCCTTGTCGATGAAAATCCGCTTAATGTAACTGTGTCCCTTGCCTCCAGGGTTGCAGGTGTAGTAGGTCCTCTTCACAAGTCCATTCGTTCCTCGGACGCAGGCATTCAGCTTTTTAATCTGCTCCTCTGACATCTGTGTGCTCTCGTCAATGAACAGGACGTCTACTTCTGTGCCCTGAAAGCGGTCTACATCACTTTCGGTGTCGCAGTATTTGAACAGGATCAGACTTCCATTTGGAAATGAGATCTCTTTCCTGCTGTCGTTGTACTTGATCGGGTTTCCTGGTGCTCCGATACGGAGCAGTTCTTTAAGGGGTCTGATGTGGTTTGCTATCAGTTCCGGGAACGTCTTTCGGACTATCATGATGTTGATCCCGGGATGCTTTGCCGCAAGAAGGACAGCCTTCGCCCGGACGCTCCACGATTTCCCTCCACCCCTTGCGCCGCCAAAGCCTACATGTCTGTGCTTGTCCGTTAAAAAGAGTACCTGCTTTTGATTCGGTGTCCCGATATCAATCTGCATACTCGTCCCCTCCGCCAATGGTTATGCGGATTCTGCTGTCAATGTCATCCAACGAGACAGACTGCTGCGGTTTCCCAAGGACGCGGTCAAGGATATCCTGTGCCACGCGGATCTTATCCTTCCACGGTGCTTCCGGGTTCTCCAGTACCTTTTTGTAGGTCTCCAATGCGGCAGGAGTCAATCTCTCAAGGGCCTCCTTAATCTCCTTTGGCGTTTTCTTCCTTCCGTTTGGGTTTCCAGAAACTCCCGGAACAAATCTCCCTTTATTGTCTCTGTTGGATACAGTTTCTCCATTTTTACTCATGCGTCCATTTTTGCATTATCCACATTGGCGCAACGCCCTTATTTAAAAAACAGCAGAGGCTTTTACCTCTGCTGTTCTAGCCAACGAAAGTATGCTTGATAATATGGACAGGTGGGATATCCCTTAATGCTGTCGCAGTACATTGCCTTGTGCTGACGCAGCCCTTTGAATCCTCTTGTGCGGATTATCGTCGGCGCATAAATAGAAAAACCTCTGAGCCCTTCACACTGGACGCCGGCAATCTTCCACTTCTCCCCGGAAAAAACGACCTTGTCAAACAAAGGACATTTTACTTGAGCATTAAGCCTTGATCTGTATCCCATCGGTTACTCCTTTTCTTGGTAGGGTTCCGGAAGCGGCATCCACGCAACGACATCATCGTAATACCACTCTCCGTCCGAATACGCTTGCACATAATACAGACCGTCTTCAAGGATCGTCAGACATTCATCGTCATTCTCAGGTAACCGCTTCGTTACTGGTATCCACCGCTGTGCGGACGGCAGTGCCTTGAAGTGCTGAATCATGCGTTCTTCCGTTGGCATATCATGCCATTCATAGACCGCTTTGATTTCATCAATCGCCGCCTGTCTGCTGATTAAATCATTCATCCTGTTTACCTCTCATATCCGCTCCGCAATGTGGACAAAAGTAATATTCGTTTTCTTTGGGTGTACCGTCAACAAGCGTAAATACTGCGTCGCACTCGGAACAACGCCATATCACTTCATCCCATCCATCGTCATCTTCAATCCACTTCCCCCGCTTCCGCTCGGGCTGTGCGGATGGCAAATTGCCGATTTCCAATTCGATATGACTCAATATCTCGAACACGCACATATCTTCTGGTATATCCAGACGGTCTATCGCATCAATCGCCGCCTGTCTGCTGATTAAATCATCCTTCATGTCCACACCTCACCTGAATTTTCACTTTTTATAAAAACAAGCCATTGCGTTCCCATACGCTTTCCACTTTTATGTCCGAATAAAGGCTGTTTTCCGAAACATTCAATTATTTCTTTTGTAGGCACTTCTGCCTCGTTCCACTTGAATACCAATGTCCCGTATGGTTTTAAAACTCTCATGCATTCATCAAATCCGCATTTCAGTTCTGTTTTCCAATCCTTTGGTAGCGTTCCATATTTCTTAACCATCCATGCTTTTTCTGATTTATTAATAAGGTGCGGTGGATCAAATACGGCCAAATAAAACGATTCATCATCAAATGGCAAATTTTTAAAATCACATATCACGTCAGGCGTTACATGAATATGTTGACCATTGCAAAGCAAAATATCTTCTTCATATCTTTTGTCACAAAATTCAACATCAGGATTTTCTTTATCAAACCAAAAATGTTTTCTTCCGCAACATACATCAATCACCTTTTTACCAGATATTCGCAACCTTCCTTTATCGCCAATCGCCGCCTGTCTGCTGATGCAGTCTTTGACAGGGACATTTGTGTCCTTTGCAACAGGTTGTGCGGACGGCACAGTCTCAATAGCAAGCCTGTCAGAGTCATATTGATTCCGTCCGCCAAGCACATAGTCGTCATCGTCTGTCCAAGGCATCGGACGCTCACCAAGCGCATCAATCGCCGCCGCTCTGCTGATGGTATCCATACTCTTGCGGCAATGTATATGGTCACACTCCCAGTCGCCACCATGATTCACGCAGTCTGAGCAATCCAGTTGTTCGGAATTTCCGAACAACTCACCCTTGAGCCATCCCATCTGCCAAAACCGAAAGAGGATGTTATCGATTACCGCCATCTCCTCAGGACTATCGCTGATATTTGTTGCATCGAGGAGTTTCTGCTTGTACTTCTCAATTAGTTCAAATCTGTTGTCTCCGCAAATATCAGCCATTCCCGTCACCGTCCTTTCGCTGATGGCTTTCCACTGTCATCCCGAACCACCGTACCATCCGCAACGGTATATGCCTGTTCGCCCCGTTATCAAGACGCATCCAAAGATAATCACATCCAAATCGTACTTCTGTCGCTCTGAACTCCTCAAGGTAGCCGTCCCACCACCTAACAGTAACCACATTAATCATCCTGTTCACCGTCCTTCCTCATATCTGCCCCGCATCTCATGCAGAACTGATAGTCAACATCTGACCCCATTCCACATTCTGAACACTCATACCCGCACTCGCCGTCTGCCACCCATTCGGGATGATATATCCACCGCCCATGCCTTACCGGGACAGCATCCACGGTCTCCACCCTTCCGAGTGCTTCTCTCAGCGCCGTATGCTGAGTGTCCGTGGTGTGGTGGTAGTAGTCTGTCAGGACATCGTATGCCGCATCTGTGTTAATCCATTTGCCCATTGTCCACCTCTTTCGGTTCCCATCTTGTTGGCACCCCACTATACCGTTGTTCACATCGGTCACATGGATATATACCGGGAGCCCTGTCTTTGTGCCGACAATTGATGCAATCATGTGGTGATTTATCATCTGTGGTTTCGCTGAGTACATCGACCGCCATCCGACACGCTTCCGCCAGCGGCGTGGTCGGGCAAAGTTCCGCGCAGCGCATCAGTTCTTTGATCGCTTCAGCTTTTGTCATCCTGCCCACCTTTCAGTTCTTTTGCCATCATTCTCCCCTTTCTGCATAGCCCACTAAAAACCATGCGATAAATCCGAGCGAACCGCCTAACACTACACCGATAACTCCGCTCATTCTTCCTTCTCCTCTGTCACTGACAGATAGATCCCCATCGCGGAAGTAAAAGCATCCCATGTCTTCCGCTTTTTCTCTCCCTGGAGACTATCTGTCAGTTCCGCGAAAAGCTGAAACATTGTTGCCAGCTTGTTTAAGCGTTCCTGTCTGATCATGTCTCCTCCGGCGGATTCATGTGCTTGCTGAAATCCAGCTCGTCTGCCATTGCTTTCATCATCGGCAGCAGACAAGGAAGTGCGATCCCGTTCCCCCACATCTTGTACTCCTGAGAGTCAACATGAGGAATGTCTGCCGCCCAATCAGGCGGGAATCCCTGGAGCCTAGCACACTCTGTTGGAGTCAATCTTCTCGCCGCATACTGTGTTTCTTCTACCACCGCATTAAACTGTTCTTTGTCAGGCATCCGTTGTCCCCCCCCGCATTTCTTACGGTAAGAGCGGTACATACTTCCCGCCCATCCCAAAACTTCCACATCTGTCATCTCCTCAGTTATCAGCATATCGGAGTACGCATCCTGTCCGCAGTATGATCCCGGATGGCTATTTGCCATCAGAGGACCTGTTGTCTTTTGGTAACTCATAGATCACTCCATGCACTTCTGTAGTATTGAGGGTATACATTTTCTTCCCGTCATTTATACCCCACCCTCGGTGGGAAGGACGAGATCCGTTCCCTTCAATAGCCGCCAACACTTTCGG